AAGTAACATCAAAATCCATTTTTTCATACTCGTACATTTTTAAGTTCAACTTTATTTTGCAAATATACATCTTTTTCATTACCCCCCCCAAGCTAAAATCAACTTTTTTATCTACCTACCTACCAAATAACAAATCTTAAACGTTTCCTCCTTTCAATACAACCTACACAAAACTATAGTATCTTTGTGCTCGTAATCAATTTACAAGTATTATGAGCGACTATCACATCTATATCAAAATGCCTTCCTATCTGCGCCAATGGTTCGTACATCGGCACAGTGGCACGGAACCTGTGCGTCTAAGAAACGGCAGCATAGAGTCAAAACTTATAAAGCTCGCCGTTGTCAAACCGCCTGTTTCTGCTGTTCCTACAAGGCAACGTGAGGATGAAGTCGCCATTTGTATTCCGTATTCTAAAACTCGCGACCCTCGTATTTATAACCATATCACGGACACTGGTAAACGTGCGCTGCTGGAGAACGTGAAGAACTCATTTGATGTAGACTGCTGGACCTTCCTGCACGACTTCGGCAGAATCGGCAAACAGCAGAAAGACCTCATTTATCTCTACATGGAGCAACGGGGCATCAAGGAGGACGGCACTTGCTGGGACTCTATCGCAAAAATATACCAACGCTTGCGTAAGAATTATCTTACTAACCAATGCAAGCGAAAAAACAGCACGATAAAAAACGGTAGCAATAACAAGGTTGAAACTGAAGAAATAGCAGAATAATATGCAACGTCTTCCCGGAATCATCAATATATATTACGTGCTTGCCTCGTCGCTCATGGCAAGCATCACACAGAAAGCGTTGGCGGATGCTCCTGTCGGAGTGTTCGCTGACACTTTCATTGTGCCACATATCGGGGACGCAGTTTGTGAAATGGAGACGCAGTTTGACAATAACGATACTTTGGAAAAGGTGAAACTCTCTTTCTCTACTACTTCGCAGTTGCCAGCTCATGAGCATCTTGCTTTCGTCATCCAGACGGTGGATGGGAAGCAGTATCTTATCGGCACGGCTGACAAACCTTTTCCTGTCATCAAGGTAGACGACTCCACAGGCAAGGTGGATGGTGATTCGGCTGCTACGAAATACACCATATCTTATACAAATAAAGTGGCACTTGTGCCATGCACGGCGTGACGAGCGCCTTTTTTCATGCCTTTTTGTAACATTTTGTATGCAGTTGAAACATTGCATCAAAACTTAAAATGTTGATAATCAGCATTTTCGTTTCTTGTTTACAATGTTACAAAAGATACAGCCAAAATCGGTTGAGTTTTTGAAAAGGCTATTTTTTCTTCGTCCTGTTTTTGCGCCCCACCTTCTTCCAATAGATAATTCGCCGTTTGCGATAAATTCTGCGTGATTGCCCAAATAGTGCAAATAAAAATACTATTGCAAGCAATGCAAAATGATAAAATCTGCGAATATAAAAATATCCGCCTATCAGAATTATCAATATGATTACAATGTCTCTCACCATAAGTTTATCGTTTTACATCGCAAAAATACAATTTTTCTGTCTTTCTCCAACATTATTATATAATATATCTTTGCCCTCAAACAATTTTTGACAATCATGGCAAAGACAAAATACAATCTCCATCTTAAAGGCTACGTCGGTGGGTGGGACTTCGATTCTGACTATGTCGATTTCGTCCTTAACAAGAACACCGACAAGGAGGTTGCTGTTCTCATCGACTCTCTCGGCGGACAGCTCAACACCGCTCTCTCTATATCATCTGCATTCAGGCGACACGGCAATGTTCACGTCCACTTTGTGGGCATGAACGCCAGTGCCGCCACCATCGCGTCAATGGGTGCAAAGCGCATCACCATGGATCACTCGGCTATGTATCTCGTGCATCAGTGCTCACAGTCGTTCTTCGAGTGGGGCAGCTTGAACGCTACGGATATGCAGCATCTCATCGACAATCTGGAGAAGCAGAAGTCTGACCTTAACAAGCTGGATGCCAACGTCGCAGAGATGTATGCCGGACGATGCAAGAAGAAATCTGCCGACTTGCTGGAACTCATGAAAATGGGTGGATGGCTGACGGCACAGGAGGCACTGGCTTGGGGCTTCGTTGATGAACTCACGGAGTTTGATGGTGAGTCGGCTCCAGTTCTTACGGAGGCTATTGCTGCGGACTTTACCGCTCACGGCATACCGCTTCCTAAGATGCTGACCGACACGAAGTCGGAAGACATCACGGCGTTCAGACGATTCCTGCAGGCTTGTGCCTCTGTTTTCCACTCGCAAGAGAAACCAAATAAAATTGTTCCAACCATATCTTCTGAAGAAAAAATGAAAAAGACCTATTCTAACATTTGCAAGACTCTCGCTTGCGACTCGCTGGAAGCTAACGACGACAAGGTTACGCTTACCACGGCACAGCTCGACTCTATCGAGGCGGACATCACAGCGAAGTACAAGGAAATCACCAATCTCTCGGCTGACGTTGACCGCCTGACTAAGGCTAACAGCGATTTGGAGGAGAAACTGAAAAAGCTCCCTGCTGACACTACTAACACGGTTGTTGATGACAAGAAGGACGGTGGCACCAACACCGAAAAGTCTGACATCGAGAAGTTCTACGACACCACCAACTCGGCTCAGGCTCTCTTTGACTCATTACCATAACAACTCTCAAATCATAATTCCAAATTCAAAACTCCATATCATGGCAGGAAAACTACAATTTACCCTACAAGAATACAAGGATGCTGCTCGAAAGTGGCGCTCTGACTTCCTTCGTCTGCCGATTATCGGCTGCGACGAAACTCTTAAGTTTATGACCGGTCGCCCTGGCATCCGCTACAAGGAGAGTGTGGGCACGCTTAACGCTTCGGCACAGTTCGCTCCTTACTCGCCAACTCGCTCGGAGGACGTGAACTTGCAGCTGGACTTCCGAACTCTTGAAACTTTCTTCGGTTCGGTGGTCGCTAAGTTCGAGCCTAACTCGGCTATCTCTACGCTCCTCGGTACGGGTGCCACTAAGGGCGACGGACAGAAGTCTGTGCCTACGGCTCGCGAGGTGCTTGGACTTATCGCCAAGTCGCTCTCCGAAAAGCTCAATGATGCTATCTGGAGCGGTGTGCGCAACGCAAGCGGTACTACAACCCAGGATCTTTTCGATGGCTTCGACACCATCACAAAGAAGGAGGTTACTTCCGGTGCTCTCGCTAAGGAGAACGGCAATTACCTCAAACTGACGGATGCCATCACCTCTGCCAACGCCGTGGACGTGGCTAAGGAGATTCTGTTCTCGCTCGATCCTCGTCTGCGCTCGCAGACTCTCTTCATGTACTGCTCGCAGGACTTCGTGGATAAGTATAACGAGGGTTATCTGCTCACACACAGCGGTATTCCGTATAACACGCAGTACAATCAGCCTACTGTCGAGGGTTCTAACGGCAAGCTCATCTTCTGTCCGCTTGCTAACAAGACGGACTCGAAGTATATCCATATCTCGCCAAAGATCAATATGCTTTATGGATATGACCAGATGGGCGACGTGGAATCTGTTGACGTTGAACGTTTCGATGCGTTCCTTCTCTCGTACATCGCCACCATGTTCTTCGGTGTACAGTTCGAGTCTATCGACAAGCGACGCCTGAAGGTCGTTGAACTGGCTGGCTTATAGTCTAACTCTTAACAATAGTAATTATGGCAGCATCTAATACAGACGTACAAAAATCTCTTGCATGGGCGATGGGCACACCGGAACTTCCAGGTGTGCGTCGCCGTGTGTATTATACATCCAAGAATGATATTCTTGTTTGGCCAAAACTTCCTCATAACGAGGTCGGACGTGTCACTTCTTCGGTCTATGACGGCTCTTTCACGCTGAAGGAAAACGCTGTATGGAAATATATCGACATCCTTCCTGAGAAGTCGCAGCTCACAAGTGAGGCACAGGGTGAACTGCCGTCACAGACGCAGCTCAACAAACTCGTGGCGGTGCATCCATCGGTAAGCGAGGCGGCATCGGCTGCAGCTGCTTACCTCAATAACAACGACAACGTCTTCATCGTCGAGGACATGAAGGGCAAGCACCGTGTCGTGGGTTGTGACAAGTGGACTACCAAGACCACTGTCACACAGGATCTCGGTCAGGGTGCCACTGGCACCACCGGCACCACTATCAACGTGGAGGCATCGGACGAGTGTCCGGCTCCGTTCTATACTGGCACCATCACCACTGAGGACGGCGACATTGATTGCGCAGCGTAACGGCAAGTAAAGTTATAATCATAGTTGATCATGGACAAGCGGACTCCGATAGACATGCAGGAATTCTTGAATGACATTTCCGTGCCGGACTTATCGGGTCCGCTTGAGCTGTCTTCAAAGGAGGCTTCGCATGAACAGAAGGATATCTTCGCCATAGAGAAACGCAAGGCGTGGGATAAGTCGGTCGAAGCGCGGTGCGACTTCACCCGGCGCGTCCGGCTTACTCGACGGGCGGACACGTTCTTCATCTCTCTATGGCAGAAGTCGCTGTATGGCAGAACGCTGACGGATATAAAGGGCGACGACAGTATGGTGGCGTTCTTTGCTGATAGCATCTCGCCCCTGATACGTGACATCCTCGGTGAGGAACTGAACACGGGGGCGTGGTGTATCGTCACCACTCCCAAACGTCGCCATCTCGTCAAGAACTTCGCCACTCGCATCAGCGAAATGATTGCTTCCCAACTGAACATCCCGTTCTACGAGGATGTTGCTTTCTGCCATTCCAAACAGCGTATAGGGGCGGTGTTCACCATGAACAATCTCCCCAAAGAGCCTAACTGCATCGTCTTCGACGACTTCGTTACTACTGGCTCCACGCTGAAGGCTATGCGCAATGTGCTTACCGAACATCACAAGAATTGTGTGTTCTTTACTGGTATAAATAATAAATTGTGAGCAAACGAGAGCATAGTCAAGTTTGCTTGAACTATGCCGAGTGCAGCCACAATTCAACAAAGTTAAACTCTAAAATATGAACAATCTCACAGACAAACTCCAGCAATGGCTCGACACTCCATCTGCTGAGCGTGACTGGAACGAGGGTGCAATCCTTCTTCTCCAACTCACCAATAACACCATAATGTATCGTAATCTCAGCATCAATCCCAAAGGCAAGGCTGAGTTCATCGAAGGCAAGCTCCGTGCCTTCCTCAAAGCTCGCCGTGAGGTCGAAGCCCACGACGATGTGAACATCATGCAGGAACAAGTGGATGCTATCGTGGCAAATCGAACAGAGTTCAAGGAACACAACGAAGCGAAGGACTTTAAGGCTGGCAAGCGTGCGGATCACGACTCGCTGCCTGAGGATATCCAGGCGCTCTATGTCGAGAACCTTGATATCACTCGCCGTATGCGTGAACTCCATTTGCGCCTACGCTTGTTGTCGGACTCTACTAAGCAGGTGCCGGCTGCAGAACGCAAGCCATTACTCGACGAGTTTATAAATCTCGATAAAAAGTTGCACGCAAATTGGGACACTTATGACCATTATGTGACAAAGGCAGAAAGTGCAGCAAATACCGAAACCAAAGAAAGCGAAGAGGAGCAGACTAAGGAAACTGAAATTGGTCAGTCGCCAACTGACCAATTAGCAGAAAAGCCTGAGGATGCCACTCCTTCCAAGCCGAAGTCCAAGTCTAAATCCAAGAAGTAGTGAAGCGCAACATCAACATAGATGACATCCTAAAACCACTCTCGGAATGTCCACACCAGGCGTATCTCTCCAATGCTCTTCAGGTGGCGGACGTCTTAGAATGGATTTTGGGACAGGTCGGCAAGGCGGAGATTTGGCAGACTTCGTTCTCAATCTCCGAGGAGTTCCTGCGTAGGCTCTTCTTCATCGAGAAGTCCGGCAACATTTCTGCCTTTAATCTTGTTCTCGACCATAAGGCTACGAACAAGACTCTGAAGCTATGGGCGTTCATCACACAGACGATGAAGCGCACCTATCTTGCCGACAACCATTCCAAAATTCTTCTCGTGCAAGCGGAGTCAGGAGAACAGATTAGTGTCGTCACCTCGCAGAATCTCACACGAGGCAACCGCCATGAATCCACGTTCATCTCCACTTCGCCCGACATATTCAACTCTCTTCATGCGTCCGTCATGGATCTTATAAAAAACCATTCCGTTCCGCTAACCGACCTTTTCCAACAGCGCATCAACGCTGCCGGTGCTAACAATTAAAATAATATGGTATATTCAGAAGAAGTTCTCACGCAGATTGAACAATATGCTTCAATCTACCTAAAAATAAGCGATATGGCTGTAATTCTCGGTGTTCCACCAGAGGATTTACGCCGTGACATTGCAGACCGCACAACAGCCGTCTCGCAGCGTTACCACCGTGGCAAGGCTGCTTCACGTGTCAAGCTATTGCATCAGGAGATGCAGCTCGCCTACGTCGGCTCTCCACTCGCTCTTGAAAACACCCGTAACAACCTCCTCGATATGGAGGATGATGAATAGCCATCATAGCCATCACACCCACGGCTCAGACAGGCTTAGAAAGGCTTAGTTCGGCTTACCATCATAACGATAACACCAACAATCATGTCGCAATTAAACATCATAGAAATAGCAAAGCAAGACCTCTACACCGCAAAGGCGGAGTTGGAGGTGCGTTACCCCATTCCGCAAGTGGAGCACTTATTGCGGTTGCGCGACATGGTCACATGGTCTATCGCCAACCCTGACATGAAGGATCGTCAGTTTGTCGACGAGCTGCGCAGCCGTTACGGACTGTCGCAAGTCACGGCGTATGCGGACTTGAAAATCGTCAAGGCGCTGCTACCAAACCTATCGGAGTGTACGCGCGACTTCCACCGCTGGCGGTATAACGAGATGATCATGGAGACGTATCAGATGGCGAAGAAACGTAAGGACACGAAGACAATGGAGAAAGCGGCCACTTCTTATGCGAAGTTCAACCGTATCGACATCGAGGACGAGCAATCTGTGCCGTACCACATGATTGTCGTCCAACCGTTCTTCCCGACTACGGATCCGCGTGTTGTGGGCATCACGCCTGTTCCGAACATCGACGACCGCATCCGAAAGCTCACGCAGGAGCTTACCATGTCGCATCCGGACACAGAAAACATTGAATACGAACAAGCAGACCTTGTGCTTGATGACATCTTTAAGCCTGAAGACAATGACGAACAAAGTTGATACTTCTCTTTGGGACATCGAGGCGAAGCAACACGCAAAGCGTGTGTACTTCAACAAACCTCAGCTCCTGACGCAATACATCGGTGCGAAGACTACGGTCATCGTGGCCGGACGACGCACGGGCAAGACGGACTCCATCGCCTCGCCATTTGTGCTGCGCAACATGCAGCGTATGCCTGGCTCCACTGGTGGTATCGTGGTGCCTACGTTCAAGCATGGCTTGACGAACACGCTCCCTGGTCTGCTCGCAGCATGGAAGCGTTGGGGGTATATCAATGGCGTTCACTATGTGGTAGGCAGAAAACCGCCGAAGTCGTTTTCTAAGCCTATCACCGAACCGGCTGACTATGAGCATGTCATCACGTTCTATAATGGCTCGGTGGCTATCATCATCAGTCAGGACCGCCCGGGCTCTTCCAACTCGCTCACGCTCTCATGGCTGCTCATTGACGAGGCGAAGTTCATTGATTACAACAAACTGAAGGACGAGACTCTGCCTGCAAATGGTGGCATACGCTCGTACTTCGGGCACCATAGCTTTAACCACTCCATGATGGTGCTTTCGGATATGCCTCAGACTACCAAGGGTTCTTGGTTCCTGCACTATGAGGATAAGATGGACACGGAGTTGATTGATACCATCAAGGGCACAATCTACAAGATATGGCAGACGAAGGAGCGCATTGCCCAACTCAAAGAACTGCACAAGCCCATTCCTTCTTATCTGCCTAATTACCTCAAATGGCTCGACCAGTCGCTTAACAAGATGCGCTCGGTGGCGGTCTACTACAAGGAATACTCTACACTCGAAAACCTACAGCTTCTCGGTGAAGAGTACATCCGGCAGATGAAGCGCGACCTCACGCCGAAGACGTTCCAGACTTCTATCCTCTGTCAGAAGATCGGCATCTCGCACGATGGCTTCTACTCGTCAATGCAGGAATACCATAAGTATGAT